CCCAGTTATCGTGCCTCTGGCCCTGCAAGATGGCGTGACAGCCGGAGAAAAGGTTCGGGCAATGGTGCGCGTTTCTGGAAGCGAAAAGAACATCTCGCAGCAGCCTTCCGCCCAGCCTATCCCGCTCAACGAAGACGGCACGCCACGCAGCGAAAACTCTGACCCGAAGGTCATCCTCTGGCGTCGCCAAGTCCAGACGGCAATCAACCTGACCCAAACCCTCCAGCTCCGTCTGAACTAACCTAATGGCACGCGGCTTCCTCATCAGCGACGGCCTTCGCCAGGACATCAAGCGCACGATCGCGCGCGTTGACGGGATGATCGACGGGCCGGGGGCGACGAAGATACCGACGAGGTTTGAGACGATCCAACAGTCGTCGCCGCAGCCCATCCGGCTTGCAGCGTACCCAAGGACTGTGTCTTGGAATCAAGGCAGCACCGCGCAGGTGTCGTTCTACACGCACACCGGCACTGCCTACGGCCTTGTTTCGACGGCTGCTGACGGCACGGCGACGGCCCTGAACGTGTGCGGCGACTTCATCACGCTCCCCAACGGCGACCCGTCGGAGAAGGTGGGCCCGACGCCGACGATGACTTGGTGCATCGTCTCGAAGAGTCGCGGAGGCGCGAACGTCGCGGTCGAAGGACCGCAGGCGGATACGACGCTGGCCGCGTACCGTGTTTCAGACGGCGAGTGGCAGAAGGGGGAGCGCAGGGAAATCGGCTTCTACGCCGTCGTCAACGGCCAGATCGTCGCCACGGGCAAGACGGCAACCGCCGGCAACGTCAGCCAGACGTACTACCCGCTCTCCACGGCCACGCAGGGGACTGCGTCCGGGCCGACGCCGACGATGGCTTGGTGCGTCGTATCCAAAAACATCGACGGGAATTTGATCGTCGCGGAGGCAGAGAATGCGCCGACGACCAGATTCGGCGCAAGGACACAGTTCGGCGACAAGGACGAGCCTTGGAACCGCGGCTCTACGCGATACGTTCGGCTGACCGGCACCACTACGGAGGTGGAGGTCACGAACGTCTTCGAGACGCTGTCGCACCTTGATCTTCGCAACGGGGTCGCGGTAACGAAAACGCTTGACCCGAACGGAAGCGGCGAGACAGCGTATGCGGTCATTTCGCCGTCAGCCATCCCGCTCCACGTCGCAACGCCCAATGCCAGCGGAAGCTGGAACAGGGGCGAGCAGAAAACGCTGACCGTACTGCCGGCCGACGGCCGCACGGGCTCGCTGACCCAGTACGTCACAAACCGATTCTACGAAGACCTAGAAGTTGAATCGGGGAAGCCGCTCGCCGTTGGCAAATTTGGCACGGCCTATCACGTCATCTCCTCGCCGGGCTCTAGCGTGAAGTTGGGGGTGAGGACAAGTTTCGGTGACAAGGATACGCCGTGGAATCGCGGGTCTGTTCGGTATGTGCGGCTCACGGGGAGCACGACTGAAGTCGAGGTGACGAACGTCTTCGAGACGCTGTCGCACCTTGATCTGCGAAATGGTGTGGCGATCACAAAAACTGTCGACCCGAACGGCGGCGGCGGGACAGCGTACTCACTTATTTCTCCAGCCTCGATACCGCTGCACGTCGCAAGGGTTCAGCAGGACGGAAACTGGGGCAAAGGCCAGGAGAAAAACGTAAACGTACTGCCGGCAGACGGAAGGCAGTCGCAGGAAGTCGCCACCGTCACGAACAAGTTCTACGAGGACTTCGAGGCGGAAACAGGGACAGACCTTGCGATCGGCAAGTTCGGGACGGCGTATCACGTTATCTCCTCGCCGCAGCCGGCGTCCATAAAACTCGGTTCAAGAACCAACTTCGGCGACAAGGATACTCCGTGGGGGCGTGGTTCAATTCGCTACGTCAAGTTGGCGGGCAGCACGACTGAAGTCGAGGTGACGAACGTCTTCGAGACGCTGTCGCATCTTGATCTGCGAAATGGCGTGGCAATCACGAAAACCGTCGACCCGAACGGCGGAGAGGGCACCGCGTACTCACTGATCTCGCCAGCCTCGATACCGCTCCACGTCGGGCAAATGACGAGCGCCAGTGCCTGGGCGATAGGGGAATCAAAGGATGTCACAATCCTGCCGGCCGACGGCAGGACGGCGTCGATGACGCAGAGCGTCACAAACAAGTTCTTTGATAGCTCTGAGGTTGTCGCAAACCAGCCAATGGCGGTAGGGCGGTTCGGCACAGAATACGTTCTCCTGACTGGCGGCCCTTCGTCAGTAAAGATGGCCGATCGCGCCGACTCCAGTGTGTGGGAATTCAGGTCGTTGGGTAGCATAAAAATCCAAGGCACCACCACTGAAGTCCAGGCATACAACGCAGTCGGCCACTACGGGGAGTTTGATGGCAAGAGCAGCGGAGGAGTTCCCGGCCTTGCAGTCGTGAAGGGGAAAAGCCCTGGCGGGTCAGGGGATACGGCATGGTATGTGATCTCCCCGCCTCCGATTACGTTCAGGGTCGGGACGTTCAGTGGCAAGTGGACGAAAGGGGAGACGAAGAGCGTCACGCTGACCTCGTCGCCAACAGGGACGCTTACCGTCACAAATGAGTTCGCGACGGTCGGCAGCACGGCGGCCGGCGGCGGCAGCAAAAAATGCGCTATTTCAAAAGATGGATCGCAGTGGTTCCTCGTGGCAGCGGAGTGCCCGTAGATGGTTGACCAAATAGCCTTCATTCAGTCCCTGGACGCCATCATCGGCATCTTCTCGGTCATCGGCTTTGCCTTGATATTGGGATCGAAATCCGGTGGGTGCGCATGCTGCCCCGACTGCTGCTGGAAAATCACAAGCGCAGCAGGGTGCCCTTCGCCTATGGCGAAGTGGGACGCCCAGGCCATGAAGATGACAATTTACTTTCAGGACAGCGGCAACTGCGGAGGCGACTGCGATAACCCGTCGCCGCCCGGTCGGAGCGACAGGACTCCGTGCACGAAACGTCAAGAAATCACAATGAAGGCAACTTGGAAGGTGCCGGCGGAAACGCAGCTCACGGTCACGATCAAGGGTAACTTCGAGTGCGTTGACCCCGGATATGACTCCACTACCTTAAGGCTGTCTAGCGATTGCGGCGCCGAGCCGTTCGTTACTTCGATTGGCTCCTCCGACTCGGAAACCGGCTGCGGAAGGTGCGACATGAACAGCATCACGAAGACGCCACAGTTCACTCTTACGCCTGGTTGTTGGGAGGTGGAGATCACCAGCGACACTCGCGACGGGCTGTGGCACTTCAACATGGTGCATGAAGTTGCGTTTTCGTTTACAAACAACGGAAAACCGACTTGCAAAAACAGTTTCTGCACTTCATTTTCGTGCAACCAGCCGGCTTGCGTGCCGCAGGATTCAGAGGAGGGGGGCCAGACGCTCTCTGAGTGCATCGCCGAGTGCAGCACGGGAAAGTGCGTGACGAAGTTCTGCTACTGCTGCGTCGATCAAGGTGGCGGCAAGAATAAGTGCGTTCAAACTAGAGTAAGAAAATGCGACACAGACGCACTTGGCTCTGGCAATTGCCCAGAAGGTGCGTTCGATACGCTCGAAGAGTGCGAGCAGTCTTGTGACGTCTCGTTTGATTGCGTTGACAACAAGTGCGTCGAGGCCGCTGACGGCGAATATGCCGACCGCGCCGCCTGCGAGGAGGAGTGCGGGGACAGGTTCGAGTGCAACGAAAACGCGGAGTGCGTGCCATCCAACGACCCTGCAGCCCCATACGCAAACCGCGCCGCCTGTGAAGCAGCGTGCATCAAGAAGTACACCTGCGCCCCTGACGACACCTGCGTTCCGTCGCCTAACGGCGAATATAATACTCTCGCGCAGTGCCAAGAAAACTGCGTCGACGGCGGGACGTACTTCTGCTGCTACGACAACGACCCGGCGCTGGGGCCAACGGGGACACACTGCCAAGTCGGCCCGTGCGGGAAGTTTGAAAATGGCAAGTTCGTCGTGAAGCCAGCGCTCCTCGCCAGCGGCCCGCACAACGGGAAAGCTGCTTGCGAAGACGCCTGCCGTAGGTACGCCTGTGGAACAGACGACTGCGGCGTCTCTGAATGTAAACCGCAGGCAGGGGGCCAGTACGCGACGAAGCAGGCGTGCTTGCAGGCGTGCCAAGACCCGGCCAAGCTGCCGTGTGTTCTCAACCCAGCCGCCGGCAAGTACGGAAAAGGCAATCACTTTTTCACGACAGACGCATCCGTGCGTGACATCTGCGTCGCCTACATCTCAAAAAATAACAAGCCAATTCGTGTGCAGATTTTTGCGGCAACTTTGAATCAGAACTGCGAAGTTGTCGCTCAACGGGTAGTGAAATCGGACTCTGGCTGGAGGGCCGGGTTGCCGAAATCTTGTTTCGTTGAATGTGATCCAAAGCCCACGCCTGTTGCCGGCGGCCCCAAAGGAACTGTGAAGTGGCGCAAGCCGCGAGGTATTACGGCGTTTGAAGTGCAAGTGCTCGACCCTTGCGGCGACGCTAGTGTTGATGTGTACGTTGACTGCGGAAGATGCCGTAATATTGCTGAAAACCCTGAACCTGTCGTGTTTGCGTGCTGCCTGCCGAACGGAACGTGCTTGAACCGCACGCGGGCACAGTGCGACGCGGCCGGCGGCAAGTGGACAGAATGCAAGGAATGCGACGAGGTTGATTGCGAAGAGAATCGCGGTGCCTGCTGTGACACAACAAACTGCGTATGCAAGGACGGCACAACGCGGAGTGAGTGCGAAGACATCGCGGGCATATATCAAGGTGACGGGAGCAAGTGCGCTCAAGTCGCGTGCCCGCTGCCGCCGGCCAGGGGCGCGTGCTGCTTTGAGGGAAAAGACTGCGTTGATTGCTACTCAAGCCAGGACTGCGCGACATTCGGCGGGGATTACAAAGGAGACGGTACGCGATGCAAAGATGTTTCCTGCGGAGGTGTGTGCTGTTTGCCGGGGAACAGTTGCTCTGATGAAATAAAAACCGCGGCAGAATGCGCGGCGGCTGGAGGCTCTTGGAAAGAAGGAGAAACTTGCGAGACGGTGGACTGCCGCAGCGAGCCGCCCCGCGAGTGCTGCAACGAGGACGGAAGTTGTACACTTTTTTGTCCTGGCATCTCTTGCACGCCAGCCGACGGCGTTTGCTGTGACAGCGTTTGCATTGAATGCGGCGACTGCGGCGTTGGTGGCGAAGAGTGTTGTAACAGCATGGAAATAGCATCGCTCTTCGCCCCACTCACCGATCAGCCGGAAGTCATAGGGGCAAGCACCGCAGATCAAGAAATTGCCGCCTACTCCCGGCCAGAGGTCACAGCCGCGTGGATCGCTTGGTCGGCCGAGAGAAAGAATGGCGGCGTGTATAAGTTTTCGATTTTGTGGCGGTCCTACCTCCTGGATGCGCTAGAAGCGATAGAGGCCGGAGAAAATGCAGCAATTGCCGTGCAGCGCAGTTTGCAGCAGTGGAAAGACTTCGCAAAAAAGTATCGTGGAGTAATCAATGGGTGACCGCAGGCCGTTCACGGACGCATCGCGCTCTTTGCTGGAGGCACAAGTTCTGGCACAGCGACACGCGGAATATGTCGCCCATCTGGCTAACAAGCACCCATCATCTGGCCCAGGCACAGAACTCAAGGCTCTCCTAAAGAAAGTCGGAATCACGGCCAGCCCGACCTGCTCATGCAACGCCCGTGCCCGCCGCATGGACGAGATGGAGGCCCGCGAGCCGGGCTGGTGCGCGGCGCACCTTGAGGAGATCGTTGGCTGGCTCCGGGAGGAGTCTGCGAAACGCGGCCTGCCGTTTTTTGACATCGCTGGCAGGATGCTCGTGAAGCGCGCGATCCACAACGCCCAGAAATCGGAGTCCCGTCGTGCCAAGAAACCCCCATTGACCGATTAGGCTACACGCCCACAATATAGCCCTATGCCGGAAGACCACCATTTCACTGTGGCCGGGGCTCGCTGGCTCCTGCGGTTCTGCCGGCTGAAGGGCCAGGCGGCTGGCTGGGCGTATCTGCCGGATGCCAAGAACCCGGAGATGCCCCGGAAGATTCTGGTCGACGAGAAGCTTGCCAAGCGGGGCCGGCTGGAAACGATCATCCACGAACTCCTCCACGTTTGCTTTCCTACCGTCTCGGAGGAGCACATCACCGAGAGCGCCCGCGACATCGCCCGCGTTCTCTGGACTCTCGGCTACCGCGAAACGGAGTGACCGCATGGCGAAGAAATCCGCACTGCAAAGCGTCGTGCAGGCCGTCGGCACGATCCATCGCCCGAAACGATCATGGTTCAGTCGCCTGCCCACGGAGGCGCAGGCTGAGATGAGTGAGGTGAAGCGCGAGTGGTTGTCTGGTGCTCTTCAAGGGGCGCCGATCGTCACCGTGTATCGCGGAATCGTCGCTCGCTGCACGGAGGTAGGATGGCACGCTCCAGAAGCCGAACAAACAATCAGTCGGTGGCTGCGGTCGCCCGACAGGTAGAGGTCGGCAAGGACGCCGAGGCGGCGCGGCTTCGGAACGAACTCTCGACGCTTCGCAAGAAGTACGAGTCTGCGCTCCATCGGCTCGAGGCCGAAAAGGACGCCGTTGCCAGCCTGACGGCACTCTCCGACGTCAAGCCAAAGAGGATCGACCGCAAGCGGCCGAAGCACGGCAAGCCGGAGGCCACGGCGATCCTCGTGCTGTCCGACTGGCACGTTGAAGAGGAAGTGCGGCCAGAGACGTGCCGGAACCTGAACACGTTCACCCTGGACGTTGCTGACAGGCGAATCAAGCAGCTCGTCCAGCGTGCGTCGATGCTCATCGAGCACGAGAAGCATCTGACCGGCATCCGCCGGATCGTCGTGGCCGCGCTCGGGGACTTTATAACTGGGCACATACACGACGACCTCGTCGAGGTGACGCAGCTCGCCCCGCTGGCCGCGACGCGCTGGGCCGGCGAACGCCTAGGCGGCGTGATCGACGCCATGCAGGAGATCGCCCCGGTGCTCGTGGCAACGTGCAGCGGCAATCACGGCCGCAGCACGAAGTTCCCTCGCATGGCGACGGAAAACGACCACTCATTTGAGCAGCATCTCTATTTGACGATGGCGGGGCAGGAGAAACGCAAGACCGTCGAGTGGCAGGTTGGCGAGGGGTATCTCAACAACATCAATCTCGACGGATTCATTGTTCGGGCGCACCACGGCCATGCAATTCGGTTCGGCGGCGGCGTCGGGGGGCTGACGATCCCTGCCAACAAGGCAATCGCGAACTGGAACCAGGCCCAGCGTGCAGACCTCGACATCTTCGGGCACTGGCACTGCTTTAGTTGGCTCCCGTATCGCTTCGTCGCGAACGGCTGCCTCATCGGCCACAACGCCTTCGCCGACCGCATCAAGGCGGAATATCAGCCGCCGTCGCAGTCCCTCGTCATCATCGACCACGAGCACGGGCGGGTCACGAAAGTGCTGCCCATCTTCCTCAAATGACCAACGACGAAATCCAACGAGCCTGGACGCTCGTCAATAAGTATGGCCCGCCGAACTCTTGGACGGCCGCCAACGGCACCCTCGCCGCGGCCTTGGGCCGGGCACTTGAGGAGGTTCAGCGGCTCAAGTGCCGCGTGGCGATGATGGAAAACAACCCGCCCCCGGCGTGGCTAGGGAGGCGCGACTAGATGTTGATCGGCATGTGCGGGGCGGCCGGCAGCGGCAAGGACACGATCGCGGACATCCTGGGCTTCGACCGGGTGGCCTTTGCCGACCCGCTCTACGAGATGGTGGCGATCGTCACCGGCCTGACGCCGGCTGAGATGCGCGACCGCGAAACGAAGGAGCGAGAGATCGACTGGCTCGGCCACTCGCCCAGGCAGCTTCTCCAGACCCTCGGAACGGAGTGGGGCAGGGACACGATCAGCCCGACCATCTGGGTCGACACCGCCATGCGGAGGGTTCGCGGGCTGCTCGAGCAGGGCCGCAGCGTAGTTGTCACCGACGTTCGCTTCGCCAACGAGGCCGCGGCGATCAAGGCGGCCGGCGGCGTCATCTGGCAGGTTGTGCGCGGGCAGGGAAGCATCAAGGGGCTCGCGGCCCGCCACGCCAGCGAGGCCGGCATCGACCCACTGCTCATCGACCGCGTGCTCGGAAACTGGTCGACGATCGAGCGGTTGCGGCAGACCGTCGAAGCAGCCATAGAGGGGCAGCGAAAGGCTACAATACTAGAGTAGCCCTGTGACACGCCACGAGCGGCCAATCGAGGCCCGCAAAGCACAAGGAGGTGCTGAATATGCCCGAGCCGAAGATTCGTCGTAAGTTCAAGGCGATCGGAATCACGCTCTCGACGTCGGTGGACGCTGCCACGACCCTCCGCTGGGACGATGTCGCCGGCGGCACCCTGGAGATGGGCACCGTCTCCACGAACGCCACGACCATCCAGGTCTGGGCGTCCGACACTCCGACGAGCACGTTTGGGCGGCTCTACAAGGTCGACGGCTCGGCGGCCGACCTGACCCTGGCCCCCTCAACGACTGAAGCCCGCGTCTACGCCCTCCCCGACGAGACGTATGGCTGCGGCGCAATCAAGCTCGTGTCGGCCACGACCGCCTCTACGGCCGCCGTCTGCATCGTCACCATGAAGTCGTAGAGGCTGCAAGTGACAGCCGACGAACTCAAGCAGGGCGTTCTGGATTCAATGCTGCGGATCGCCGAACGCTTCGGCGTTCCGGTCGTGCTGCTTGCTGTCCTCATCTGGCTGGGCCGGGAGGCGGCGATCACGCTGCACGGTTCGTTTGTCGAGCCGGTCGTGAAAAGCCACGTCGAGTTTTTGGAGACGACGAGCGAGACGCTGAAGGAGATCGGCAGG